CAACATCAAAAGCGATAAGAAAGACAAGACGTTTAAGGATGCGATCGAAAATATAAAAACAGTTGCGAATAAATACTGGAAATATGATGATATTATGGGAAAAACAAATAATAAGAAAGATGCAGAAATATTAGAAAATGTAAAAGCTGCGTTGGATGCAGCCGGTAAGAGATATGTAGAAGAAAATGGCGAAAATGATCAGGAGAAAGCAAATGTATTTATCTCGTTTTGTGCGAATGCTTATGGAATTGTTACAGGAAATGCGGATGAAAAGAAGAAGGCGAAGAAGGCAGTGGAAGAATTAGACTTAGATACGGTAATCGAAGGTGGTGAATCAATTGTGGCTTCTTATAATTATGTTTATTCATCTGATGAAGTAAATGAATTAAAAGAAGAAGAGAAAACACTTACGGGATATATAGTGTGTTTGTTCTCCCAATATTTAAAGATCGCAAAAGCCTTAAAGGATGCAGAGTAATAAAATATTCGAAATAAATCTTCGCGAATTATCATCAATAAGTCGCAATATTTAATATTATTAAAGTATAACTATGTTTAAAGGATTGTTTAGTAGAAAACCTAAATATAGTAGTTCGATCAACGAACCACTGCTCCCTCCCTCTGCCTCTTACACTACATCCACAGATGCAAACGTCAACCAATCACAAATGGAACCTCAAGATAACAATAAACTTATTCAGTATAAAAAACATATAAACAATGTAGAAGTTGGAAATTCTGATTTTTTTAAGAATTTACCTTTTTATAGATCTTCTACTATTCCAACCACTCTTGGAAGACACGAAATAAATATTAATAAAGAATTAAATACTGACTACTATAAACTGGAAGATCTTTTAAAAATGTTTGCTGATTTAGATATAACAGTTGAAACGAATAAATGGATTGTGGCTTTAATTTGTGTACCAGGAGAAGTAAAGATAACTTTGGGTTTTAAGTCTCAAAAAAAACCGAATTGTCTTGGACAAATCATTTTCAAAAATATAGATAAAAATTATATTGCGTTTATGCTGAAGCTTAATAATACTGATTATTTTAATGATAGAATTTTAATTTATGACCATGTCGATAATATGGTATTTTTTTATAATTATTCTACTCATAATATGTATACTAGACATATACAAGGTTTATCAATTCAGACGCGTTATGAAACTCTTTACGTTGTAGATCCAAATCAAATCGAAAAAAAAACAACAAAAGTTGAATGGATTAAAAATCAGGACATTACCGCGCTTGAATTAATAGCAATAGATGCATTAATGAGTTATAGATTTGTTGTGAATCACAAAGAAAAAATCAATCCAGAAAATATAAAACAGATTGTATCAGCTTTAAAAGAACAATTAATACAAATAAACAGTGTAGAAACTATAGGAGAAGTAGTAGATGTAGGAGGAGCAGTAAGTAAACACAATTACCGAGTGAGAAAGGATGCAGTTGGAAACCGAAAGACGAAACGCCATAAATACAAGAATGTTAGAAAAATGAAATCAAGAATGCATAATCGTAAAAGAAATAGTAAAGTCAGTCGAAAACTTTCAAACAAATAATAAAAATAGGTTATTATATTACTGATAAGAACAACAAAAAGTAATATAATAAATATATTAGATAACAGAAAAAATGTTCACATTAAAACTGTTTATTCGAAATAATATGGTCGGATGTGCGATACTCATATATATTATTATTTTTATGCTAATACAATATGCGAATCCGTCATTTCTTTATAATGAAGATGGAAGTCTACGAGAATTTGGACTGGGTTATTCAAGTAAAACAATATTGCCTATATGGATAGTTGCGATTATAATCGCGATATTATCTTATTTAGCCGTATTTTATTATTCAAGACCCCCCCGAATTCTTGTGATGTGAAGAAATAGAATATAGGATAAATCTATGACTATTTCTTTCCTCCTATCGAAAATGTACCACCAGTATCGGAAGAATTAGCGTTCGCATCTTTTCTAGCCTTATCAAGTGCTTCTTGTCTTGCGAGCTGCTGTTCAGCTGTGAATGTGCAACCTATATTTATTAAATAGTTATAACTAATCGATACAGCAAGTAGACCAGCGAAAAAACACCACATAAATTCGCCGACTATAGATTTAAGCAAAATAAATTTACGTATTTTATCCTTGTTTTCGTCTTTATTCGGTTTAATAAGTTTTGATTCCGTAAACCCCTTCCAAAAATCATCAAGATTATCATTATTCAATTCATTTAATATAATAGATTGATCTGTGTAAATTTGTTCTAAAGCTTGACCTAAATCACGTTTTTGTCTGTTTTCCAATTCTTTTAATGGATTACCTGTACCACCTTTTTGTATTTCGGGAGGTTCGATGTTAAATCGAGGGACTAATATATCATTGAAAACGTCCTTTAGATCGGTAAAAATGGAAACAAAGATATAGCCAAACGTATTTTCGAAGGGGATAAGCCAACCAGGCAAAATAGCTAGTACAGCATTTAAAATACCTAAAACCAATGCCCAAGGTAATATAGTTGCGATAATTGCGGATGTTGGTTGTGCTGCACCTTGACAGATATTGCTAGAAATACCCAAATTTAGAAAACCTTGTCCTATAACTAAAATTAAAAAAGTAATCATAGTAACACCGGGGCTTACTTCACCATCGTGTGAATATTTATAATAACCGTATATTAGAAAAATGATAATAAAATATCCGATTGCTACAGATGAACTTACTTCAACCATTATGTTTGCGTTTTAGTCAATTAAATTATACAAGTATTATTATTTTCTACGATATATAGTTCGTAGGAATTTTATTGTTATTTTTTACATATAGTGTAAAACATAATACACAGAATACACAGAATACAGTGAATACAGTAATAAAATGGATATGTCTGATAAACCAACTCTTATTGAACCCGGTGTTAAGTATTTTTTAAGTAGATCACTCGATAACTGCCGTAAAATGAAAGATTTTTATCACACTGAGACGTTTAATTTTTATATGGGAGTTGGGTTTTTTATATGTTTAGGGATTCTATTGTATGTGAAATATAAAGGAAAGCTAACTCCAGAAGAGAAGGAAGCGAAACTTCGTAAACAGCAAGAGTATATTCTCTCGAAGTTAAAAATGGTAAATGCTACACATTACGCGCAGAGTAAAGGTATTCCTATGGATTGTCGCGTGAATCCAGCCGGCAATGGAATGGAAATGCTTACGAATTTGCCGAAGTGGAAAGGACCAGATGAAGAATATTGGGCACGTAAATATGCATAAACAAAAATATATGGAATATATAACTAACAATACGTAATAACATCAATAATGCAATCACAAACTATAAAAAACCTATTGATTGGTGAAAGCCAGTACGGCGGCGGCGGCGGCGGCGGACAAGGGCATGGTGCGTTATATCAGGATCTACACGAAGCCATAGAAGAACGAAATATTAGTTATAGCGGCGGTGGAAAAAGCGCAGCAGCAGCACGGATTATGCAGTCAAAAAAAGAACAGAAAACCCGCGATACATTAAAAAAAGCAACAAAAGTTATTATGGAAATGAACAGAAAACAAGAGGACGCGCTTAAACGTCATATACAAAAAGCATCAGATCCTGAAGATTTTCGCGGTTTCATTTACCCATATCAACTGATACCCGAAGAAGAATATATCAAAATAAATGATGCGATCAACGAGTACTATAAATTAAAAGATAAATATGAAAATATTATGAAAAAAAAACGTAAAAGGTTAATGGATGATCCAGCAATAAGTTGGAATACATTAACTGCACAACAAAAGGCGAAACGTTTATCTATTGTTAAGCCGTCGTGTATATTATGTAAGCAAGATGGTGGAACGATTTTTACTGAGAAAGAAGGTCGATTAAAGGCGATTTGCGGTAATATCTCACAGCCGTGTGGACTACATATTGAAGTCGAGCGAGGGAAATACGAGAGTTTAGAGAAATTAATGACTGATTCTCTCGAAGATGCCCGTGCAACGAAAGACGAGATTATTCGAATGAAATTGGATGTACTTTTTCAGTTTATCACGGAAGAAGAAGTTGTGGAGAAGTTTGAAGGTGTGCAACACAAATTACAAGAACAACTCAAAATGTATGCCGAATTTCGGACATATTATTTAAATGTTATAGACAACGAGGATATCCGGAAAGATACTGAAAATTTAACGAGGGTTATTTCGGATAAGATATCGCAAATAAAAAATTATATTAGAGAATTTAAAGAAACAGATGGAAAGAATAAAAGTTTAATAGATGATATATTAGTAATTTATCAAGATGATATTGAGCCTGCGTATTCGAAAATAAGAGAACATAAATATGTATATTCTCAAGTAGAGACAAATGAAAACATAAATGGTGGATTAATTGATATGTATGATGATGGAGAATTTTATTTGACGCAAAAAAAGTATAGTTTTCACGAGTTGTATATGCCGGTTATTATGCCGAAGTGGATCGCAGATAACCGAATTATAAGTAAGCCGGTGGGGCAGGTGGTTGCGCCTGACCGTTCGTCAGTTCAGCAACGAGAAGCGTCGGCGTCTGGGTCCGCGTCCGGGTCGGCATCAGCAGCTCCTTGGTATAAAGGTAAGACTGCAGAGCTAAAAGCAATACAACTTGCGAAAATAGGCGAAAGAGAGGGCGCTGCTGTGATGGAAGCATTGCGTTAGTATTCGATGTTATTATCGCAACAATATATAATACGTTATTTCTTCCATTCTTATTCATTCTATAATGTTTAACTTATTTAATCACATTTCACTTCCAATTTTCATTGTGAGTTTATCTATTGGTCTTTTCTACGTTTATATTTCGGTTCCAAACCCCAAGATTATTTATGTTTACCCAACACCTGATAACATTCGTAAATTTCAATATAAAGACCACGCAGAAAATTGTTTCACATTTGATGCGAAAGAAGTAAGTTGTGATAAAGCCAAATCAACAATAAAAAAGATTCCCGTGCAGTAATTAATAATTAATAATCAATAATTATATCAATAATTATATCAATAATTATATCAAATACTTATATACTTATATTTATTTGATATGACCTTAAAGAGTGTATTTATACAAAATAGGCATTTTATTTACTGGTTTTTACTGGGTTATATTTTTGCGATTATATTTAGAAATGTGATGGGAGTGGGTATATTTGATGCAATCTATCGTTTATTCACAACTAGTACCGATTCTAATGTATTCTAATCTATTATAATATATATTCTATCGAATCATATTCTATCGAATCATATTCTATTGAATTATAATGGGTTTTCAACGGTTATTACATACAGAAACTGGACGAATATTTATATCTATCGTATTAGGTTTAGGGATTGCGTCGTTATTTAGAAGGGTTTGTAAGGATCGTTCTTGTATCGCATTCAGAGCACCTCCTATTAAAGATTTAGAGAAAGATGTATATAAGCTAGATGATAAATGCTATACCTATAAAACAAAGGCAGTTAAATGTGATGCAACTAAAAAAGATGTTCAATTGAACTAATAATCATATATTCTATTACATCATTTGCGTAATATATTTATCCTATCATTCTTGTTATAAATATATTAAATAGTATAGGAATAATGTCTGATACAACTAGTATAGATGATTTACCATTAAGTAGTCAGAATAGTCATTTAGGACATTTCGGCGGTGGAGGTGGAGGTGGAGGTGGAGGCGGAAATTCAATGATATATTCACCAAATGTTGATAATGTGCAAGTAAATAAGGGATACTCGTCACAGCAAAATGTACCATCGAATATAATGAATGAAGTAATGCTAGGTGTTCAAAAGGCGAGTGCTAATGGTATGACTATGATTCCAACGAGAGATATTCCTATGAATCCAAACGCATTCACACACGATGAACAAATACAACCAAATTATATACCACAACCACCACCAAATGAGCGTGATTATATTCGCGATTATTCGTCAATGGAAGGAATTATTCGAGAGAATAATCGCAAAGAGAATCGTTTAGATACATTAGAAGCGATTTATATCGATTTACAGATTCCGATATTATTAGGTGTTATGTATTTTATTTTTCAAATGCCGGTATTTCGTGCACAACTACTGCACTTTGTACCATCGATGTTCGCATCAGATGGAAATTTCAACATCGTAGGTCTAACTGGAACGAGTGTGATGTTCGCATTATCGTATTTCGTAATTATGAAAATCTTCAATAAATTGGGTGAAGGGTTTAGGTAGGTGAATGTTTCACACATTGCGGCGAACCCTGAGTAATTGCGTATATGATAGAATTGTATAATATTAATAGTATAATATTAATAGTATAATATTTTAATGCTTATTAGTTTTGATGAAATTATAAAGACTTTACACGCAAACAATATACAGATTGGTGGTAGTTTTCATATAGGTGCTCACGAGTGTGAAGAATTGCAGTTTTATAATCAACTAGGATTAAACCCCGAAAATGTTATATGGATTGAAGCGATCACTTCAAAAGTAAATGAAGCAACAAAAAGAGGAATACCAAATGTATATAACGCCGTGATAACAGATAAAGACGATGAAGATGTAATATTCAATGTTTCAAACAATGTGCAGTCGTCAAGTGTATTAGAATTTGGAACTCATTCTCAAGAACATCCATATGTCGTATACGTAGATAAAATTAATCTCAAAAGTATTACTATCGACACTTTTTTTGAAAGAAATAATGTCGACGCATCTAAGTATAATTTTTGGAATTTTGATATTCAAGGAGCGGAACTTATGGCGTTGAAAGGCGCACCTCAATCTATAAAATATGCTAAAGCGATATATTTAGAAGTGAATGAAAAAGAATTATATAAAAATTGCGGATTAATTCACGAGATTGATGCATTTTTACTCCAATACAATTTTAAGAGAGTTTTAACAAGTATAACACGCCACGGTTGGGGTGATGCATTGTATATTATTATGAATAACTAATTATTGTTATTTTTTATTGTTATTTCTTATTTTTTTGGTAGAATTTTTACGTTTTGATGATTCCAGTTTTTTTAGTGATTTGTTATGCTGTTTTCGGTTCTTTAAATATTCCATCGGTATATATCGCAAAAACCATTGTTCATATTCTTTGCTATCTTTTTTATGTTTCAATTCTTCGAATTTTTTCGTTTTTTCGAATCGCATTTTCTCTAACGTATCTTGTTTTCCATAACATTCTATACTAAACCGTTTCAATAAACCTGTCTGTTTTAAACGATTGTGCTGCTGCACATCAAATAGAAATTGCGACATACAAACGATACGATTTTGGTCATAATATGGTCTATTCGCATAAATAAACGCCAAGTAAAAACTCAACATCGTATCAATTGTCGCGATTCGAATATTTTTATTGTCTATTCGTAGGGTATTGTAACTATGGCACGCAAGTGGTTTGTATACAAATGCGATGATTTCGTCATCAATGCGTATATCAAAGTGTTCGGAAATAACTTCGCCTACGCCTTTATGTTTCACATATTTTACCTTTTTATAATTACGTAATAATAATTCTGATACGACATCTTCACACACGATTCTTGGATCTTCTGATAATACATCAAAATCAGGTATTTTTTGAATAAGACGCCTTTGATGCTTCGGCATATATCTAGAATATAATATATTCGCATAACCACCAAAAAATACTACATTGTTTTTGATAAATGTATCTCGCACGATTGTATAAATATTCGATTGTTCTAATAATAATTCCTTTTCTGTACTGTATGATAGTCGGGCAATATCAACTGTATATGTATTCTCGGATTTGCTTTCGGATCTGTCCTCGGATTTGCTTTCGGATCTGTCCTCGGATTTCTCATTGGATTTGCTTTCGGATCTGTCCTCAGATTTGCTTTCGGATCTGGATCTCTCGAGAGATTGTTTTGACGGAGATCTCAATGTTGACTTCGTCGGCGTTTTTGATGATAAATGCGATTTTGACCTAGACTCCGATTGCGAATCATCTCTAGAATTACTTCTTGATCGTTTATGTGAACGACTTTTCCCACCAGAATGCTCCGATTTTGACCGGGTTTTCGACCTGGGTTTCGACCTGGATTCCAACGAAACACTCTTTGACTCATCGACTATACCTAAACTAGAGTCATTTTCAACTTCAAACCCACGCTGATATTGGATTTTGTCGCAGTCATACCCTTTTAAAGGATAATGATTATTTAATAAGACAAGACGTTTTTGTACTTTTTCCCATCGAGAAACATCTCCATCCGGTCTAGATAATTCGAGATACATAGCCATTCGAAGAAAATTCGGAGGCGCATATCGTATATTATTTCTAATAATCGCTTCTTTTGAAATTGATTTGAATAATTCAGGTTCCATTTGCGTGATATCGGCTATACCTGTGAAATTCACAAATACCTTATATGTTCCGAAATGGACGCCGGCTTTGGCTTCTACATCTTCATAACCAGCATTATAATAAATATCCGCCAATTCTTTTGCGTGTTCAAGAGCATTATCTGAATAAAAATCATAATCCGGTAATTCTATATCCTTGTCGTAGAATTGCACGTCTTCTGGTAAAATGTTATTAATCGCAGTACCGCCATAGCAAACTAGTTTTTTGTCTGCTATAAATTTCTCAACCGTTTCTATAATTTTTTTTACTTCAGGATCACGCATCGTTTCTTTTCCTTTACGCGCTTCAACCAAATCCACCGCTTTACGTAGAATTTCTAATTCTTTATCATCATAGGATATCTCATCTTCGCGCTCATTTTTTAATTTTTCTAAATAATACGGCTTGTTATGCATATTATATAACTGTTATTGTTATAATATGGATATAAAATAATATGGATACAAATCGAGGATCTTGTTTGTTGTGACTATGTGATATACAATACACAGTACGACAATCTAAAATGGTGGTAAAGCGCCAATACCCGGAGCTTCTGCTGGCTTTCCTTCGAAAGATGAATTTGGATTTGGCGGTTTTGGCGGATCGATCGTGATAGGTATATAACGCAAGTCTTTGGGTTTGAGAATGAATGCAAAACCAACAGCATCAAACATTGACTCGTAAGCAGATAATTTTTCATCTCGCGCTGATTCTTGAAAACACATTGCTACAAATTGACTTCCCCACGTATATGGACCATTATGACCTTCATTTTTAGGTTTCACAGCTTTCATAGGTAATACTAGCGCCATATTCTTCTTATTCGCTTCTTTATACTGATTCGCATCTGCGATATTTTTAACATCAAAAAATGTCTTCTTCGACAAGAAAAATGTGTTCGAACTGATATTCACATATTTGTAAAAGTTTGTCTTTTTATAAACTGGATTTGTTGAATCTACAATGAGAATTATCTTATTCTTAAAATCTAATAGTGGTTCGTCTCCAATGTCTTTCATTGTGCCGTCTACACCATAATCCATTCCATATTTAGGAGGTAATAACCGTCTTGAAAGACTTTTACTTTGTTTAATGACTGTTTCTAGGTTATTATACATTGTGATATTTTCAGACATTATTCGCATATGAATGAAAAATGGATCTTCTGGATTAGGACATTTTGCCGAAGAAAATGCATAATTTCCTAATACTTCAAATGCTTCGGTTACAGGAATACTATTTTTGGATTTTTTACTGGAAAAGTCGTTTTTGGAAGAAGATGCGATAACAGGGACATTATCAATTGAATATATCTCAAAATCGATAAACCGGCAACCGCGTGATAATACGTGGATACAAGCATCCATACTTATCGTTGAGTAGTCGAAATCATCGGTATTAAATGAATTATATGAAGACTTCACATAATAATCACGTAATTTTAATGTATTCATATTCACATCAGTCAATGATGATATTCTTACCTTTTTTTCTTTACTCGTTTTTTCTTTTTTGTCGTTTTTATTCTCTAAACCTTCTTTTCCAACATTACCAAAATTTATAATTGTATCAGTTAAATTATTTGACGAAGAAAATGGTTCTTGATGCGCATATTGATGGTCATATATTGTTGCAGAGTGATTTCGTTGGTTGATAGTCATATCATTCTCGCTTGTTTGAAATGAATAATCTTCGCTTGTTAATAATTTACCGGGTTTATCAGTATTAACTGTGATAAAGCCTTCCACTGTGAAACCATTAGTAACATTTGTTTTTGCGGATGAATTTAGTGCATTTTGCGCGATTAATTGATTCGCATCAGCTAGTATTTGATCTGTTTCACTAATGATATTTTCGGTTTTTTTACGCTCTTCCTCGCTCATTTGTATACCTTCGGTTACTTTGTTGTTTCTTGATTTTTGATCATTAAACATTTGTATGAGTGCTCCTGCTATTTTCCAGGATGCTAGTATTAAAATAACTGCGAATATGAAGATAATTTCCTCTTTGTATTTTTTTAAATTCATCTTCTCGTATAATCTTTATTATCGTATATACTTCAATATCTTATATAAATGAATATCTTTATAAATGAATATGTTATATATTCAGTATATAATTATTAGAAATTATATATTTTTATATAAAGTTATACTAATAGATTATAATAGTATACTAATTTAGTTAATCACATACGTAAAATGACTGGTGGGTTACTAAATCTTATAGCCACTGGAAATCAAAATGTTATACTAAATGGTAATCCTAAAAAATCATTTTTTAAAAGCACATATCTTAAATATACAAATTTTGGGCTTCAAAAGTTTAGAATTGACTTTGATGGGCAAAAAAAACTCAGATTAACTGAGGAATCCAAATTCACATTTTATATGCCGAGATATGCGGAGTTATTAATGGATACATATATTTGTGTTACACTACCTTCAATATGGAGTCCGATATATCCTCCGGAGACGAAGGGTCAGATGTGGGCGCCGTATGAATTTCGATGGATTGAGAATATTGGTACACAAATGATAAAAGAAATCGTGATATCTGTTGGTGGAATGACTCTTCAAAAATATAGTGGTCACAATTTGATGGCTATGGTAGAGCGCGATTTTGATAAAACGAAGCGAGATTTATATGATCAAATGACTGGTAATGTTCCTGAATTATACAATCCTGGATGCTCTGGTGCACGTTTAAATCAGTATCCAAATGCATATCGCAGTGATAATCTTTCGGGTGCAGAACCGTCCATACGTGGGCGTAAGCTATATATACCGATTAATGCTTGGTTCACACTTTCATCCAAAATGGCGTTTCCTTTAGTGTGTCTTCAATATAACCAATTGCAGATCGATATCACATTACGTCCTGTTCGTGAGTTGTTTACGATAAGAGATGTGAGTGATCCTGATAATTATTGGCCGATAGTTCAACCTAATTTTTCGAATCCGAAACACCAAATGTGGCGTTTTTTGCATCCGCCACCAAGTATAGATTTAACACTTGATTCCTATGCGAATATCAGAACAGATTGGAACGCTGATGTACATCTTATATCAACATATTGTTTTCTATCTGATGACGAATCTAAAATATTCGCAGCGAATCAACAAAAATATCTTATTAAGTCCTATTATGATTGGACATTTAACGATGTGACTGGGAATAAAAAGGTAAAAATCGAGAATTCTATGGGGATGGTTTCTTCGTGGTCATTATTTTTCCAGAGAAGTGACGTTAATTTACGTAACGAATGGAGTAATTACTCGAATTGGCCGTATAACTATATGCCGTATGATATTATTCCTGCACCAGTCGATGATAATTGGAAATGCGGTCTTCCTTCGTATGAAAATATTTCTACTACTGCTGGTGGTGATTTGAGTAACCGTCCAGAAAAATGGACGGTCGACTATCCAAATGATCGGTATTATTTTGATAAATTTGGAAAAAATGACGGTATTGGACCAGGAATTAATCCAGTGGATTCACGTTTAACCGGATTACACATCACAGGTGATTTTCAAATCGAAAATGAACGCGATATATTGTTGACTATGGGGATATCATTGAATGGTAAATACAGAGAGAATATTTTAGATGCCGGAATATACAATTATGTCGAAAAATATACTAGAACACGTGGTAATGCGAAACCCGGTATATACTGTTATAATTTTTGTATGAATACAGATCCATACGATACACAGCCTAGCGGCGCTATAAATATGAGTAAATTTAATCAAATTGAGTTAGAATTAAGCACGATATATCCTCCTTTAGACTCAAATGCAGTAGTCCGAACTATATGCGACCCATTAACAAATGAAGTAATCGGAATAAATAAACCAAACATAAATATTTATCATTATACATATGATTTACACATATTGGAAGAACGATATAATGTTCTAACGTTTATTTCTGGAAATTGCGGATTGATGTATGCTAGATAGATAAATTTGTGAAAAATAAATATTCATAATATATAATCATAATAACGGAAAATATTAATTGTTTATATATATTAGATTAAAGTCTAGAATAAAGTCTATCATTGTTTAGAATGTCGGGAATTACGAGTGAGTTGAATTTAAATAAGATAGCGTCGGTATCGGAGGATATTGCCTACTCTTTTTTATATTTGATGAT